CATCGAATACCATAAACTGACCCACCGATAATCCGCCATCTACTATCAGTCCATTAAGCCGACCAACTTCTCTGAGATTGCTTTTGGTTATAGTAGGACCTAATTCTTTCTCATCAATTACTTTGATGTTGTTGACAGTGATGCTTTTGCCTTTGGCAAGATCGATGGATTCAGATGAAAAGAATCTATCCGGACTGGAGTTAAATATAAACTGTTTGGTATATCCTTGGCCACTCCAAAGCAGTCCTTTGCCGTCGATGGTATCACCTGAAAACACAATAGGCACATCTTTCTCAAATTTGATATCTGCACGTATCTCATCCACCTCTAGAATCTTGGTTTTTAGGGTGCCTGCGACTGTGAGATTATCGATGTTTTCTACGAACAGATTAGTGACAGTGACACCATCATTGTTCACTGTTAATTGAGTTTTTACAGCGGTATCTGTGATACCGGTGCTGGCAAAGTTATGTATTTTGCCTCCGGAAATATGATCCCCCGATAGAGATCGAAATGGCATTTTTCTTGCGATTTCTTTGACATCTGGGGCAGCGGTTTGTGCGATCGAGTTGATCTCATCGCCTAGTGCGGCTAATAAATTATTGACATTACTCATAGTAATGTATTTATCCGCCAACAAAAAAGCGGACCAAAGCCCGCTTTTTACTGAGAATCTACTTTGTTATTGCACTTTAAGTAGCACAGTATCTTCGTTGATACGACCGTTGAGTTTGATATCTACGGCCTTGATATCGTCTAGAAACTTGCGTAACTGCACTTTACCTGCAGCCTTGAACTCTTTGAGCTGTTCTTCGGGCTTGCGCAGAGTTTTCTGCACACTTTTTATTGGATCAAATCCAATAACTGTGGTGCCTTTGACTGCAAGATCGCTGAATTCAGCAGCCATATATTTGCCCAATTTGCGTGTTTTGACATTAAAGATCCACAGTTCCTTGGCTCCGATGATGTCTTGTGGGTTGATAGACACTAATTTAAGTTTTTCATCCTGCTTGAGATACTTCATCTTGGCCACAACTTTGGCCTTGTCAGTGGGCTTTTTAGCACGAGGCTTTTTATTAACCTTAGCCTCTTGTGCTAGCATATCACAGGCTGCAAGAATTTCGCTATAGAACAGCGTGATCTTCTTTAGATTGGCCTTGCTCAAATGACTATAACCTTCTTTCAATTGCTCGTCTTTGGTAGTGGCTGCTTCCACTAATTCGTCATAGTTTCGACTGTATAGTGTTTTAATGATTCGAGCGTGAGCGGCCTTGGCTTGGCGTCCACGTAGAAGATTTAGAAGTTTAAATGCTTTTGGATCAAATGCATCTGGATCTGTTTGAAAAGCTTCAATAGCATCTTCAATCTCTTCAGTCATGCCTATTGCAACTTCACGCAGTCGTTCTTGGATGCTAGGAGTACACACTGCGGGTTTGACCTCCACTGCACCTTCTTCGAGTTCAACTTCGTCATGTTTACCTTCTTCGATGATCTTAGCAATGGCTTTGCTTAACCATTCTGCGGTATTACGGCCCTCGTTGAAGTCTGCTCTTACTGCTGGCATACCTTTGAGTAAGTTGGCAGCAATGGCACCTACGGTCGTGCCGCATCGATTGTCTTTGGTATCTTTGAATGCTTTAATAACATCTTTTGGATAGTTCTGGCTGCTCATCCAATTAATAACTTTGGGTTTGAGTTCTTTGCCGCTGGTTTCCAAACGATAATAACTCATAGCCATCCGGAAATGTCGACTGAACTGGTCAGCAGTCATGATCTCGTGGTCGTCCCATTTTGGACTTAGATCACGTCCTTTGTTTTGGCGGATATCGATACTTGCTTTTTTCAGTTTGGTTACCATAGAGTCACTCCTGTTGTTAAACAATACATATATTATAGCACCAAATGATGAACATGTCAACCATGATTAAATCGTTTGATTTCATGTAGGTCTCCGTTTTCATCTTCTTGGTAGACCACAGCTTCTGTAATTCCTAATCCAAGATTGGCTTCTGCTATTTCCAATGCTTCTTTTCTACTGCTGGTGGTTTCTACCAATTCTTCGTGACCGGCCTCATCCACTGCCCAAACTTCGTAAAGTTCAAAGTTCATGATACTAACACAATCTCCTTAAGTAAATTTTTCCCAGTCCCCACCAGGCGCCACCACCCAGCCAAGCTGTTGAAGATCATTCCGGATCTCGTCGGTTATACAGCCTTCCGGCACATATTTCTCTACTACTGCCTTCCGAGCTTCTTGTTCTTCGGTCAGCTGTTCGTTTTCTTTTGCAGGTGCATAGACGCCAATATCACGAATACCTGAACAGTACCAATCTATGTAGTCGCCTTTTTGTTGCATGTCAGCAATGATGCCACCAGCACTGCGCCAACTACAACCCCATTCCTCTTGTTTAAGGATAGGAATAACATCTAATTTAATAAACCCGTTGTTGCACATGGCCGCATATAAGTTTTGGGCGTAGTCATCTCTGGCTCGAACTTTCTCTAAAATCCAATCGGTGGTTAAGAGATCGTACTCCATATTGTTTACACGGCGTTGGGGATCGTCAAACTTATGATCGTGTTCGTTGATTATCTTTTCAAAAAGATCTAGATAATCTTCATTGACGGGTTCGCCTTGTTCAGCCTGACGCTTGACATATCCTTGCTTTTGGAAAGAATGCCGTTCAGGGCTGCTTGAAATTTTTGACATCTTGTATTGCTTTCTTTAGTGTTTCTGCGTAGTTAACTGCCTGTTGTTCGGTCATTATGATGCTGGCTTCGTATTTGACATAGCCTTTAGTTAACAAGATCCAAATGGTCTGCCAGCGATTGAGCTTCCACCATTCTGATTTTTGTGTGGTATAGGTAGTAACCGTAACATAATGATCGTCAGCTTCAACCCAAACATTGTGATCGTGATTGGCATCTTGACATTCGCAAACAACTTGATAGGTAATAGCATCGCCCCAGTCGCTGCGTTTCAATACGCCTTCTGCTGGAGTTTGTGGTTTAAGTGTCGTTAAAGGTTCGGACATCATTTCTTCTTTCATATATGCTTTTTACCATACGTTGATAGTCTTCTTCCGGCAACACAGTTCTATACATGCTGAGAGCCTGTGTGACCATGATACCGGCTATCTCTATGTCTTTATATTCTTCCATCATCACGCTAGTAAACTGTAGATACTTGGTATATAGGTCTTCAATACTGTGTTGATTTTTATCAGATATACTCATATTATGTCCATAGACTATCTCGGGCTTTGATAAGGCGGATCATCATAGCTTCATCTTCGGCCGCATATTCTTCTTCAATCTTCTGTAGCAGTTCGTGTGATCGTGTGCTGAGTTCTTCAAGTTCGGGAGTCTTCTTGCTGCCAAAAAGTCTGCCATCGTTGAGGAGTCGTGCCTTTTCACAGTATTCAGTCCAGCCGCTGACATCATAAGGATCAGGACGATTACGATAAGTCACAGTCCACCATAGGTAAAGTTCTTTGATCTCTTTTGCACGAAGAGCCTGTCCTGTAGGTTTGCCGTAGTCTAGATGATCTGGTTCACACCAATCAGTGTTAGTAAGAGTCATAGCCCAATCTAAATGATCAATGCCTGCTTGAGGACAGCGCCAAGTGCGCCAACGGAACCAACCTGTAGCCCAGAAAGGTGCCTTATACTTTGCCTTATCTTCTTCGCTACCCCAAGCAATATGACTCCATGCTTGTTCTATTTCAACAAAGTCTACAAGTTCGTTGAAGAGGCAAGGAAGGAACCGGTTGCCCACGTCGCACCAGTTACCGGGCTTAATATCGCGAGGGTGAGCGGTAAGACTATGAGTGCGACTAACCCAACGGTTATTAATGTAATACTTAACATCGTAAATCTTTCTAACAGGCCAGGTGACAAAATCTTGGATATAGCTTAGGCCTTCTTCAGCTAGCCAATAACGGACAGGATGATAGCGTTTGGCTTCATCTTCCCATTCGGCCCAGCCGTCCGAGGTTAGCGCACCCTTTTTAGGTGTGCCTCGAACCCAATCTGCGAACGGGGAGCATGACCAGTAGTTTGTGTGTTGTGCCATAATAAAGTAATTATACAGTCTTTCTAGAAACTTGTCAATAAGAATCTTTTTTGACTCAAATTTTTCTTTGGTATCCGGCTAGATTGAGCATGATACTATACTGCTCGTAGGCTTTTTGGACAGCAGTATTGGATTGACGATACCAACTTTCCTCACGTTCCTTTTCCATAAGCATGGAAAACATGTCGGCATCGCTGTAGCCGTGGGTATGATTGCCAAAAAATCTTTGTTCCATTTCTACAAGAGCTCGAAATCTGCTTTCAGGTATTTGAACTGTGAATACTTTTTCTGTTTCAAATTTTACAAAATCTCTGTTTACAATATCTGCTCGCAGAGGATCTGTAAAATATTTGGGAGGGTGGTATCTGGCCCTACGTTTTTGATCATCTACAATTTGTATTTCGTAGTTTTTACAAAACTGATCAACTTTTTCTTTCATTGTACTAGGCTTTCTGCTAGAGGAAATATTTCTGCAATTACTTTTGCACAGGCTTTAGCAATTTCTTGATGCTCTTTCTGGGTGCCATTGGCCGAGCGTAGTTCAATAAAATGCACCCATGACCGCAATGTTCCATTCATATACAAGCGACTTTCTATAAGACCTTCTGGTAATACAGCCCGAGCCTGTTCCTTGGCTATGCCATTAGCGATAGCCCATTCATACTCTCGTTTGGCAGCATAGATGACTCGCTGTTGAGCACGGTACCATTCATTTTGTAACAATTGATCATCGACGTCGACGCTATTCTGTCTGTTCTTAGGGTCTTGAAGTCTAGCTTCCCTTGTAACAAAATTGAGATCTTTCGTTGGGTCAGCATAGCGTTGAGAGAACTCTTGGAAACTGAAACTTCTGTGTCGCAAGATTTGCCGGGCAATGTCTCTTGTTGTGGTAATTTCGATACAGGCGGAGACCATTTCGAGCGGTGACCAGTGTTGGTGTTTAACCAAGTATCGGATAAGTTTATCTGATGTCTCTGTATTAAGCTGGTTGCTGGGATTGCTGACACGGGCGCAATACGCAATGAGTTCCTGTGCATCTGCAATACCCATAAGTTTAAATTCGCCTGTGGGTTGGCTGTAGGATAAAAGTTTAACATTCATTTATAATTCCTTAGTAATTCTATAATTTCTTCTTCTGAATAAAGTTTAATCGTTTTGATAAAAGAATCAAACTCTTCAAAATCTATATTAGCATATTTTTCCGGAGGAGCAATCTGTGCTGCAGGCATTTTAACTAGAGTCAAACCAAATTCGCAGTTCATAGGATAAACTAAAAAATCTGTTTCTTTAATAAAATACATTAACAGTTTGTACGAATCCGAACAATATTTTGACTGTGACCAAAATTTTGTTGGAGGAATCATGTCATGTATTAATATCCAGTGGTTGCAATGATTTACAGAATTATTAAAGTCTTTTAATACAAAATCATAATCGTGATTTGCATCTATAAAAATTATATCAAACGACACTTCTTTGTCTAGAATTAAAAAAAAATCATCAGTCGTTGATTTTATAAGAGCGTTGTTGTTAGTGTCTACTGATAACTTTACATTGCATTTTATTTGATCAAAGTTTTTATTTTGATCAATGCCTAACTCTAGATACACAAGATCTTTAATATTTGAAATATTGTTTATTATAGAACAAGACATTTTGTTATTTCTGTTCTTGTTCTTTTTCAGGAAAACACAATGATTCCATGGTTTTGTAATGTTCGTAGGCTTTTTTAAGAGCTTCGAATCTTTCAAGTTTTGCCGGATCAGGCACTAGTATGGACAGTCTTTGTTCCATTTTCTTCATGAACTCTTTGAGGCTCTTACCATCTATTTTAATATCAGTGCCCGCAGCCATGTCAATACCATCGCCGGTAATACTCACAGTCTGTGGAACAGCAGCGTTGGTAAATGTATATCCACTAGTTCCTGTAGCCCACTGACTGTTATTGCTAATGTTATTAATAGTTGTAATACCGCCTACTGTTGCTCCGTAATTGTAAGAATACGCAGATGATGGCAGAGTAATTGTTGAAACTCCGGAGCCAAGTGTAATTGTATCTAATGTATCAGTCATGGTGCTTGCTTGAGCAGCACCATAACTGCTTAGATCAATTTCAATATCATCAAGTGTGATACTGTCCTTGTCGTTCATGATTAGGCCTTGGCTTCTTTGCGGGCGTTTTTTTCTTCTGTGATTTCATTGCGACGAGCTTTAACTGCTTTGCCTACTTCTTGTAATGCTTTGCGAGCACGGGTGCCTGCGGCATTGTTACCTGCTGCAAATTTTGCGTCTTCTGCCAAGAATGCTTCCATTGCTGCTTTTAATTGTTCTACTGTGTTTGACATAATGTTTTCCTTAAGTTATGTTCTACTACTTATAATAGTAATTGGTGTGGTCGGTAGGATTCGAACCTACAAAGCGATGTCTAAGACGTTGCCCTTGCCCAAATGCGTTTCACAACGGACCGGAGGTATACCAAGTTCCACTCACGACCACACATACAGTATATAACCGCAAACGCAAAAGGTCAAGACTTTTGTAGTTAAATACTGTCAGATTATGACACAAGACTTCACAAAGATACCATTCCATAACATAACAAGATTTGGTCAACGCACCATGTTGCATCGCCCGTTATTTTCTACCAGTTGGATTTTGGGCCGTTTCTGTAATTATAACTGTTCTTACTGTTGGCCCTATGCTAGATCGGACAAGGTAGATCACCAGCCTTTAGAAGTATATACTAATACTGTAGATGAAATCAAACGACAGGCTCGACTAAATGGCTTCAATGAATTCCATTGGAGTTTCAGTGGCGGTGAACCTACTGCTTACCGACAGCTACATGATTTGATTAAACACCTTGACGAAACAGAAAGCACATACCAAAGTATACACATGACAACCAATTTAAGTCCTGGAAGTAAATGGTGGAATACCTGGTGTGCCAACACAGCATTACTACAACGCAGAAGTATCACAGCATCATTTCATGATGAGTTTGCTCGAGAGCAGGAATTCGGTGACAAGTGTCTACAGTTATTGCATGAGCGTGTGCATGTCACAGTCAATCAAGTAATGGTCCCGGAAAAGTTTTATGAGCTTTATGAACGCATGTCTCGGCTACATGCTCGTGGAATCAATGTTACGCTCAAACCGCAAAGTGATCCTACAGCGAGTCGTGTAGTCGATGGCTACACAACAGAAATGATTGATCTATTACAGACTGGATTTCCTCAAACATCACAAGGCGAAGACGTTTATCAAATAGCATTGTATGATACAGACAACAAAGAATATTTGTTCGATCAAGCAGAAAGATTTAATGCTTTTGGTTTTAACAAATTCCAAGGTTGGAGTTGCAATAGTGGGTATCAAAGTGTTATAATAAGAGGTAATGAAGTGAAACGATCATATAGCTGTCACGACCGACTATTAGGAACACTAGAGAGCTTTGAGCTTTTTAAAAAACCAACAGTTTGTATAACACCTAGTTGTGTCAGCAGTGCTGATTCAAAGATACCAAAATGTATAAACTAGAAAACATAAAAGACATACATCTAGAATTAACAAGTAAGTGTCAAGCACGATGCCCAATGTGTCCTCGCCGAGTTAACGGAGGGATACTAAATCCTATTATGTCGTTAAATGAGATAACACTAGAACAATTTAAAGAATGGTTCTCAGATGAATTTATAAATCAACTGGATAGTCTGTTTATGTGCGGCAATTTAGGTGATCCTATTATTGCTGAAGATTGTTTAGAGATATTTCAATACTTAAAAGAAACTAATCCTAACATACGATTGAGCATGCATACAAATGGTAGTGCTAGAAATATACACTGGTGGAAAAAATTAGCAAAGTATAAAGTTAAAGTTACATTTGGAATAGACGGTTTAGAAGATACACACAAGTTATATCGAATAAGCACTAATTGGAACACCATTATAAAAAATGCCGAGTCATTTATAAAAGCTGGTGGCGAAGCAGAATGGCACATGTTAGTGTTTAAGCATAACGAACATCAAATTGAAGAATGCCGTGCGCTAAGTCACAAACTTGAATTTAAAAAATTCACAACCAAGCATACTAGTCGTTTTAAAGATAACAAATTTCATGTATTGGACGAAACCGGCAAGACTGTTAATATTCTTTATCCTACTAAACTTAGCACTTCACATACAGTAAATGTGTTGTCAGTATTACCAGCAGAGATACAATGCAAGGCAAAGAAATATAGTCAACTATACATAAGTGCAGACGGAGGAGTTAGTCCGTGTTGCTGGTTGGATTTTTCCTGGCAGTTGCCTAACCAGGACAATAGAATAAATTATATGGATAAAATTGGAGTTTATCCTAACCTAAATAAACAGTCGTTAATAGATATATTTAATTCTGGTTTCTTTAGTAAGATTGAAAGTACCTGGTCAGCCGTTCCTTTAATGGAATGCGGCAAACAATGTGGACATTTTGATAAGCTAGGAGAGCAATTTGTTAGTTGATACAGAACACTTACATCACTGGATGCAAGCCATAAGACAAAGCCCAGATCCTATGAGGACCATGGATGCATTCTGGTCTGGACAACTTAAAAGCAAAGAATGGTTGATCTCAAATTTAAGAAAACACATTAATAAATTTGTAGGTATTGATATACATGGTGGCTGGGTTGGTGTACTAGCCAGTATGTTGTTCCAAAGTGATATCCCTATTATTAATATTCGTAGTGTTGATATTGACCCTACCTGCGAATCTATTGCAGTTAACATGAACAAGATTGAAGAAATGGTTGGCAAGTTTCGTGCTGTCACAGCAGACATGTGTGCTCTTCGCAGTGATGCAGATGTCATTATCAACACCAGTTGTGAACACATAACACAAGACCAATATGACATATGGTTAAGCGGAATGCCACATAGCAGCCTACTAGCATTGCAAAGCAATAATTATAATATAGATGAACATGTTAGGATTGCTAACAGTTTAGAAGAGTTTAAAAAACAATGCCATCTGGACAATATTTTGTATGCCGGGGAACTTGATTTGCCGTTGTACAAACGATTTATGATTATAGGAAAACAATGATAGAATTAGGGTTAGTTAAATGGTATAATGACGCAAAGAGATACGGGTTTATTAAAGCAGACTCGGATGGAGAATCTATTTTGGCACAGAGTCATTCTATTGTGGAAGAACCAAAGACTTTGAGAGAATTTCAACGTGTAACTTTTGAAAGATATGTAACTGATAATGGCCTAGAAGCACGTACTATAAATATCGCCATGAACCCAGATTTATCGATTTACGAACACGAAGTTATATCATTGAAAAAACAACGACTTCATCTTTCTTCATTTGTAGGACATGTCTTATTAGTGGTTAATACTGCCAGCCGATGCGGACTTACACCTCAGTACGAAGGATTAGAAAAATTATTTCAAAAATATAAAGATAAAAAATTTACAATCCTGGCATTTCCGACAAACAATTTCGCAGGACAGGAGCCTAATACAAATGCCGAAATTTTAGATTTTTGTGAGACAAATTATAATGTAAGTTTTTATGTTATGGAAAAATCAAATATTGTAGAACAGGATAGTTCAAGCCCTGCACAATTCGCCGAAACTGCACCTAGAGAAATAAATTCTTTTTATAAAGACCTTGCCACCAGAACAAATGTTTTACCGCAGTGGAATTTCCACAAGTATCTAATTAATCGTACGGGTTCTATTATTAAAAGTTTTGATCATTTGACTCAACCAGACAATGATGTATTAATTAACGCAATCGAAGAATTTTTGGATAGTAACGTATGAAAATATTAATGACTGGATCATCGGGATTTATCGGATCTCACTTAGCACCACTTTTAGAAAAAGACCACACAGTTCATCATCTCAAAAGCGATCTAACAGATCACAAGAGTGTTCAGCTAGAAGTAGCTTCTGTACAACCAGATATCATTGTGCACCTAGCTGCACGTACAGAAGTAGAACAAAGCTTCTATGAACAAATTACCTTTAGTGAAATAAACTATATAGGAACAGTTAATTTAATTGAAGCAGCCGCCTCTGTTAAAAATTTAAAGAACTTTGTGTTTGCTAGTACTATGGAAGTTTATGGTTGGCAACCTATTAGTGATACTGTAAAAAATGGCGCCATACCTAAAGTATTTGAAACATTTGATGAGAACACTCAGCCTAACCCCAATGCTCCTTATTCTGTAGCCAAATATGGATGTGAGAAATATTTAGAATACGCTTACAGATGTTATGGATTGCCATTTACTGCTATACGTCAAACAAACAGCTATGGTCGTAAAGATAACAAGTTTTTTGTTACAGAACAAATTATTAGTCAGATGCTAGAAAATTCCAAAGAAGTAAATCTTGGATATGCTGAACCATATAGAAATTTTATTTTTATTGACGACCTATTAGATGCTTGGATTACAGTTATTACAAATCCTGATAAAGTAAACAGTGGACTAATACTTACTATTGGTCCTGATGCTCCTATAAAGATTAGGGATTATGCACAAAAAATTGCCAAAAAATTAAACTGGCAAGGAACGATTAATTGGGATACTAAATTGTTCAGGCCTGGGGAGATTTACTGGCTTAATAGCAATCACAATCTAATAACTAAATTAACTGGATGGTATCCTAAAGTCAGTTTAGACGAGGGGCTAGATCAAACTATTAAAATCTGGAAAGAAAAATATGATAGTAGAACATAAGTTAAACGATGTACCGAGAATATCTGTTTTTGATAATGTACTATCTGCTGAATTTTGTAGAGGTATGATAGAAAAACATTCCAATGCTGGAATGAATTCTAATTCTGGTTATCAAAGTCGTGTTGAGTCGTATGCCCAAGTTACAGAAGAAGTTGAAAATAGAGGAATTAGTCTAGGTGTTGATCCCTATGATTATGATATAATAGCAACAGCTATTGTTAATGTTGCTAAAATTCCATATTCTCACATAGAGGCTATTGATATTTACAACTATCACGAAGGACAGTATCTAGCTTATCATCACGATTACTGTTATGACCCTAGACAAATCAACTATTATAAAAACGGTGGCGACAGAGTTGGAACCGGTATTTTTTATTTTAATGATGATTTTGTAGGCGGAGAAACTTATTTTCCTAAATTTGATGTATCTATTACTCCTAAGACTGGTTCCTTTTTGTATTTTGAACAATGCTATGACGAAGCAACTAATTGGGACACAATACACGAAAGCAAACTAATTACCAAAGGAACTAAGTGGATCGCTAGTTGCTTTTTTAGTGATAGGCCTAGAGTAGGATGGTCTAGTAGAGATCATTTGTATGCTAACGGATAATTGGATTCCTTTTTACAAATATAATGATCAAGGTGTGCCTGGATGCATGTCTCAGCAAACCTATGAACCGTTAATAAATCCGGAAGGAACTGTATACTGTGCCAACTACGATCATAATAATCTGTATCAACGTAAATGGCAACCAGACCGTGTGGGTTACACTCAAGACATTGTTGAATATTTTTTTAACAAAGAAGTTGGATATGCACACAAATTTAGCAACAAGCTATGGGCGCCGGAAATTATAGATATAGATTATGTTAGCAAACGTATTTTTTATAAATGGTATGGGCCCACTTGCAACGAATTAATATATACAGGCAGAACTTTACCATCTGATTGGAAATTACAACTTCGAAATATCATGATGGATTGTTATAATGAAGGAGTTTACAAACTTACAATGTATCCACATTGTCATTACTATGATAACAGCGGAATTATGCACACGCTAGATATGTATGGGTGCGTTGAAGTAGATGATCCGTTTATTGAAGCAAAGTATATGGATGGGATAATTCACGAAACCGCTAAATTTAGACTAGACGAGACCGGACCTAAAAATAATAATAGATATGATTTAGAAAAAATGTTCTTCAATAGTTTATGCACCCACGTAAAATGGGGAGAATGCGATTTAAATTTTGTCTGTCAAAATATAATTGG